CAGTTATTATTCTAACATGATAGTCTGGACCATAATTTTCACTCATTACTTAATTCCAATCTTATTTAAACTTGGCATCTTAAAATGCTTTTTAACTAAAGTATCTAAATATTCACCCACTCTTCTTAAGTTTCCGGCAACCCAAGTCATAGCTTCGACCATATTTTCACCTTGATTTCTCAACCCAGTGCTTGTAGAATATAAAGCTCTCATATTTTCATCAAAACCTAAACCTTCTATTCGATACTCTAAGCCTCTTCTTTGAGAAATAGCTTTTTGTATGCTTCCAGTTTCTGCATTTCTTCTTATATTTTGCATAGCTACATCTACTTCTTCAGTACCTTTAGGTCTTGCTAATTGTTGACCTTGTCTTCGTATAAATTGAGCTCCTTCTTTGCCGCCTGTCATCGGAATCATCATTTCTTGCACGTATTCAGAGACGAATCCGGGTAATTCACTCGTCGACTTTTGAAGAAAAGTATTAAGTTGACTAGATTCTTGAGTAGATATTGCAGAGCCACTTGCTATTTGAAATACTCTTCTTGGAGATATTCCTGCAGCAATTAAAGCAGAAAATTGTTGAGGATTAGAAATTGCTCCAGCGAAACCTTGATTTATTTGTGAAAGTGCATTAACAGCTGTTTGACCATATAAACCTTTTTGATTAGCTCCAACAAAACTTTCAGCAGCTCTCATAGTTTCTATCTTTGCATTTTCAGGCTCCATTAAAGCGATATTTTTACCATAATTAGAAAATGCATTCATACCTTCAATTTGTAATGCTTGGGGAACGCCTGCTTGTCTTAATTTATTTAAAGTAACTTCCATAGACCTACCGATATCGCCTTCCGGGATCCACATTTGTAGATTTCTAGAAGCCTGAACTAAAGATATTCCAGCTTCGCCATAAATAGTTGTATATTTTGCAAAATCATTTATCACACTTTTGAACTGATCAAAAGTACCAGCACCACTTCTTACAAACATCTCTAATGCTTGTTGTTGCTGTTGTGTAGTTAAAATATTCGTCCCGCCGACTTGACCAGCACTAATTAATTGTTGATAACCTGCTCCGCCTCTACCTAAACCTCTAGTCCCCATATCAATTGCAGACTCAAAACCAATTCCCATCGAAAGACCTTCGGGAATAACTTTCTCACCTTGTTTTTGGGCTTCATTTAAAGCCACTCCGCCTGCAACTAAAGTCGCGACACCAAGTCTCTTCGCACCAATACCCAATAAAGCAAGAATCCCGCCCTGATCAGCTGCTTTTGCAGCTTTATATTCAGAACTTATGCCCCCAAATATCGTACCCGCACCCGTAGCAGCTTGAATTATATTTCCGCCTAAAAGACCATGCATCAGTGTTGCGCCACCGATACCTGCACTTACAGCTCCGAACATTCCTCCGGGTCTTTTAGCTTTTTCGAACTCTTGATTAGTATTTCTTAAATTTGTAAAAAATCTTTCTTGTTCTTTTGTAATGTCTTTTTCTGTATCTAAAGACATCAACCTTTTTGCTTCTCGTCCTGCTAATCTAGAAGCTTCCCATTCTGACCCACCTTTTGATTCTAAAATAGCTTTTTCTAAAGTATTTTGAAGTCTATTAAATGTTGACTCTTCCAAAACTTTTTGAGAAGCTTTCATCGCTGTAGGCTCATAGCCCTCTTGAATCAACTGATTTGATTTATAGATAGCGTCATGGTGTTTTACTAAAATCTGATTTAAGTCTTGAATTCCTTTTACCATGTCTCTTGTCTGTTGCTGCTCTAAAGACGAAGTGCTTCCAGCTGAAGATGCTCCAGAAAACTTTCCCATTAAGATGTCTAAAAACTCAGAAGCCATTATTTTTTATTTTCCTCTATTTGTTTTATTATTTTCTGTTGAGCTTCTTCTATGCTTTGTTCTTTTGTTTTCTTTCTTTCTTGTATTCTTTCATTTGCTTTTGCCATTTGATCTTCCCATAATTTATCTGATTGTTCTTTAGATAATATTTCTTCATTTACAGAACTTTTTTCATGCAAATTTAAATTATGAGCAAATAACAAGTGATATTGATTTAATGTTAGTTTATGCACAGACCAGGGTAAACCGTGTTTACACCATAGTTCAAATTTTATTTCTTCCCAATCTGTGCTAACACATTTTTTAATGTTTTAAAGTCCATTTCTGCATTTTTTCTAAATTCAATAAATTTATTAAAAACTGGAAAAATTACTTCTTGATATATTTTTGTTACATGTAACATTTTTTGAATCATTTCCCAGAATGAACCTTCATAAAAATGACATGACTTATCAGTGTCTATTATTTTTATTTTATCTGTTACGACATCAAGAGTTGCAATCATTCTTATTCCCGATTTCACAATGAAATTACTTATCGATCCGCCAATTTCGTCTTCTTTAGCAACAATTTTTAATTCTTCTAAATATGTGGGTACGTGAACTGAAAATTCAAATTCTATTTTTTCTTCTTTATTTTCGTCATTAGAAATTGATGCAAATATTTTCGCAGTATGATCGCTCCCTAATTCGAGTTTTGCTAATTTTATTAAATCTTCTTCACTCACTTCCCTTTTTTCTTCTTGCTTTTTCTCTTCTTCCATTACTTACCTCCAAATTTATTGACTAAAAACTGAATCTTCCATTTCTTTTGCAAATATTGTCATATCTTCCATAACTGCAATATTGGCAGGTGATATGATTATATTTCTAGAATTTACTTTACATTTCTTTAAAATATAAAGATTTTGCCTATTCCCGGTAGCTTTATTTAAAAACTCTTGAATATCTTTACTTACAAAGTCTGGGTATCTTACTATCGGATTGCTTACTTTTATATCAAATTCAAATATCGTAAACAAATCACCGATATTAGTCTCTCCTGTGAAAAGTTGTTTTATAGAATCTTGAATCTCACTTGCTTTACCCGTCGTTAGCCCTTGCACAAAGTCATAAACTCCATGAGCGACTATCCCAACACCTTCCGCAAGTTGTCTTAATCTATCTGCTGCACTGCTGGTATTTTCAGCACTTGTTGCTTCTTTAATCGACTGTATTGCATTCAAAAAATCTAATATTGTATTGTTGTCACCAAAAATTGAATCTAATTCAACCATAGCCCTTTCAGCTCTTGCCTGATATTGTGCTATCCCAATAGGGTAAGATTGTATAGTATGCTGATATAAATTTTTCATTGGTTGTAAATTATAATTTGCTTGTATTGTTAAATTCTGAAGATAACCAACTTCGTGTCCCTGAGGCATCTCGATTACGCAATTTTGCGCTGAAATTTGTTGCTGAATTTGCATTATACTGACCTCTTTTGAAATTGAGCTGATATGTTTTGCATAACAATTACGTTGTTTATCGTTACTGAAAGACTTCTTGCAGTCAAAACACAATTACTTAATCTCATAAATTCTTCATTATTTGAATTTAATAATACTATGTCAAAATAAACCACAAAACTAAATCGATCTTTTGGAGTCGTCCCTGTTATCAAAGAAGTCCAAAATGCTGTTATTGCTTCTACTGTTTTTGTTTCAGAAGATATATCGATCTTCCCGTCTCCCAACATATCTTCTACAACATTAACTAGTGCGTTAGAAGCTGTTATTCCTGGAGTCAATTTATCAAAAAATAAATCACTATCAAGATAAGCTCTAGAAGCTGTAACTCGCCCATTATAAGTTCCCGGTAAAAAAGCAACGGGGTAACTAGATCCGACTTGTTCGATTGGTTTAATGTTGAAATTTTCTTCAACAATCAATTCTTGCAATTGACCAATAGTTTGACCATCAAATAATATATTTGCAGTCAAAGCTGTAAGTGGTGATCCGATTACCCCGTATGACATTTTTATCCTTTATTTTTTAAGAAGGTAGAGCGTTTTGTAATTCAGCTGCTCTGTTAGTATCAGTTGCTACCCTTCTCTTTCTAGCCATCATCGTTATATCACTCATAATAATTACTCCAGAGACGTCTAAATTTGCACGTCTTGTATTTAAAGAGCAATCTTCGAATGTAAACAATGGTGCACCTGCTGCATTTTGAACTTGAACATCGAAATATAAATTTACTATCTTATCTCCAACGTCTATAGACCCCCCACCAGAAAGTATTGCAGCTACTAAATCTTCAGCTGTTACAGACGCATCTGTTAAAGCAGTAGAACTTGTAGTTCCCGGGCCCACACCCACAAAAGGTACTTTATCTGCGAAATCACCTTGCTTAACTGTATATAATAAGTCTGCAATTAGATCTGCTTCTATTAAAGCTCTTCTTGCACTTAAATTATATTGAGCCACTCCGGGAACGTGTATAATATCTATACCACTTCCAATACCACTAACTCTTCTATAGTTATTATTTTCATCCCAACTTAAAGTTTGCAATTCCCCAATTTGAGTCCCGAAAAACAATAAACTTGCCGTTATCGCTGTTAAGGGAGCTCCTACTATGTTTGCCATTTATATCATCTCCTTTCTATTATATTGTATTAATTAACTGAGTAGTACAAAAAATCCAATTTATTGGAGATATCGGAGCTACTTGATAAGTAATGTAAAACACTTTAGGATTAGTTGCATCTTTTGTTACTTGGATGTTTTGATATCCAAGAATTATTTCAGATTCTTTTAATCTACTTAAAATAGAACCAACAGTTGCTTGCATTTGACTTTCAACGCCATAAACTCCTTTTCGGCCAATATAAGTAGTTTCTAAAATAGATCTAATGTTACTATTAACATAATCTCTAATTCTTTCTACACTATATTCTTTGAATGAATCTTCTACAGATTCTGAAGGGTCTTGAACTGTTGTTATTCCCCTAACTATTCTTCTTCCTTGAGGCACTTCTTCAATAACTGTAACGCCATATTTTACTAGCGTATCTTTTTCTGATTCTGTATATTTTTCAGCTATACTACTTGCAGTTATTGTTTTATAAGTAAGTGGAGTTGCAACATCATATCCTGCAGCTAAACCTACTACTTTTGCAGCTGTGAAAGCAGCTGAATTACCATCTGTACCCGGAGCTACTAACATCATTCTATCAGAATTCATGTTGTATGCTCGATATACTAATGAATCAGCGGTGTCTACATCACCTATTGCGTCTGAAGCTGCGGCACCCACAATAGCAGTTCTTTCTAATTTTTGATTAGAATATGTTTCTACGTGCGTTTGAAACAATGCGTGAACTACAGCATCTGTACTTCCTGCAGGATGTAAGATATTTACATATTCATTTCTATATAGATCTAATGCTGTACTCCATTCATCTGTTGTAGGAGAAGAAGCATCGTCGCCATCAGTTAAATAAGTAAATCCGATGTTATCGGGTATACCCGCACTAGAAACTACAGTTAGAGTAACTAATTGAGACGGAAGAGTTGTATTAAAATAAGTTGCAACTTCAGTTGCATTTGCTGTATTATCTACAGACTCAACAGTCGTCCTGTTTGTTTGAGAATCAAAAAACTGAACTGTAACTTTCTTACCACTTGTTGTCCCAGTTTCTACTTTAACTTTAATATCATTAACAAAAGAACCATAATCTTGTGAAGTAACAGTCAATACTTCAGCACTCGAAGCGTCATTTAAACTCAATGTCGCTTGAGTTGCAGCTCCGATTCTTGTTAGATATATTACTTGAGCACCATGTTGCCATGCTTGCTCAGCAGCGTCGAACAAATCACCGCCTCTTAGTACACTTTTTGCACTATTTACATCTGTAAATCTCGTAACAGCATTTGGTTCTCCGCCTTCAGCGGTTCCAATCATTGCTACGATACCTCCAGGTGATAAAGCTGTTGAAGTTAAACCAGTTGTATCTGTTTTTACTGCAACAGTTGGAAGTCTATAAAACTTCCCGTCGAATACAGGCATAATTTCCTCCTTTATTTCGTTTTTTTATTCAACATTTCGTTAAATAAATTTTGCCATTCGTTTTTTGTTTTTTCTTCGTTCCCATCTTTTACTTTAGAGAACACTTTAAAGGCTTGTATATATTTTTCTTTTATCTCTCTAATGAATTCGAAGAAGTTCATTTTAGATTCTTTGCTTTCAATTGTAATCATTTAATCACTACCTCCTTTGATCTATAACGTCGGGACAATGTCACCCGAAGTTATAATTGTTGTAACAGTTAAGCCCTCAACTAATTTATCTGTTGTCTTTTGATTTAAGCGACTCGTAACTAAATAATTAGAAACTGCTCTATAAATTGTTCTTGGTAGTTTTCCCGTATCGAGCTCTTGATCAGCTCCACCTATTCGATAAAACTTCAAAAATTTATATATGTCAAAAAAATAATCTTTCTTTTTTTCAAATAAAATTTGTCTAGTCAATAAATATAAATCATCTCTATATTGAGCATCTAAAGTCCAAATTGCTATTTCAAAAATATCTGTTTGCAAATTACCTTTTTGATTCAACATTTCTTGAGTTTGAAGAGACTGATAAATTAAATCTGATACAAATCTTGTTTCTTCTGGAGCATTTATTCTTGAAATCGTTATTAAAGCTTTAGTATCTAATTGTTCAACAGTTCTTGGGTAAGCTGTCGTAACTTTAACATTTATTTTATCAGGATATAAAGTATTAAGTCGATTATATTCATCTCTTAATACTTTCCAAATTGCAGTTTTTGCATCTACTACACTATCATCACCCGTATTTGTCATTAATACCTTTCTGGATCTAATTCATTTAAGAATTTTTCTAAGCGAATCACAATACGATTATAAATAACTTCTTCAGCTTTTTTTACAAATTGCCTACCTTCGTAACCCGGATGCATCCAATTCTTACCCGTAGAAGTCGGTTTCGCTGAAATTTTTCTAAAAATTAAACCACCATTTGAATCTCTCATTGGTATCGACTTACCAATTCTTCCCTCTGCTAAACTAAATGGGCCGTAACCTCTATTTAAATAAGATGCATATTGAGCACCAATAATTATTCTATAAGTACCTTGCTCGACTTCGCCCATATATCTCACTGAATTTAATAAATTCCCTGTTCGTCTTCGAATACCCACTTCATTTATAGAATTTACGACGTCTGAAACAGCATAGTTCATCTCTTCATTTATAATATTTGAAAATCTTGCTTGTAAGTCAATCATTTAATTTATCTTCTACTTCTTTACTACCCTCAATAACTTTTATTTGATGATCTATATCTATAATGTCTAACAATCTTTCGAATTCACCAACGTGCACTTTTTCTTCATTCGCTACATCGCGGAGAATAATTTTTAACGATTCATTATTCGTACTATTAGCAAACTGCTCATAAAGATTTATCGCATCATATTCTGCGATTATTGCAGATCTAATAATTTGTTCGTCATTATCTACAAGAGGTTGTGTTTCTAATTTTATTGGCATTTTATGAAGCATAAAATCTCCTAGTTATTTATATAATATTGTAATTTCAAATCATCTACTGTTAGATCTCCATAAGTCGGAGATAACCATTGATACCATAGATCGCTTGCATTATTTGTAGTTGTTATCGAGCTTTCTTCTTTCAACCAGTCAACTTCTAAATCGTCGTTCGTCAAATCAGTGTCTGGAGAAGTAATATTCGCAAGATAAAAAGCTCTTCGCATATCTTCAAGTGTTCCAACGTCGATACTATGTCTTACATAAAAAGCGAATTCTTCATCTATTATACAATTAGTTGTCATTTAAAATCAATCTTTCTTATATGAATGCGCTTCCCGAGAAATTCTCCCATTTGGATCGTTTGTGGTAGTGACATTACTTTCCAAATTCCGGGTTGACCTTCTATTTTTATTTTGTCCATACAGAAAAAACCGCCATCTGAATAATTTTTTGCATTAACTTCTACATCATAAGGCACACTGACAACTCCATCTCCGAGTTTCCATACTCCTGACTTTTCAAAAGGTGAATTGTGATTTGGAATATGAAATAAACCCTTCATCCTCGTTGAAGTATTATAAATTACCCCTGTGGGATAATCTCCCTGTTCTGGGTCTAGACATGTTTTACAATATCTATATGGTGCACCAGTTTTCTCATCTATGCAATCTATATGCCAACTATAATTAATTTTTATTATATCCAAATCTTCAATTCTGCCTGTAGTTGATCTTGTTATTATCCCTTCGTCGTAATTGACTGTATAATCGTAATTTTCTATATATCCCGAAACGTTCAATGCATCGGTTATGACCACTGAACCACTTGTTACCGTCGTCCCTGTTAACGTCCAATCTGTAGTTGACCCAATAATGCTTTCATTCCCTGTTAGCGTTATTGAATTTGAATCATTTGTTTCTAAGTCGAATTGATATAATTCGTCATTCACGTAAATTGTATCACCCGTACAAGGGATGGAATTATATATGGTAATATAAACTCCGCCTCTATTTACGAGTCCCTGAACTCCTTGTGTTCTAAAAGACATTTTAAGAACCTCTTTTTGCTAATGCTTTTGCTGTACCATTGCCTGGAATTATTGGGCTTACTGTCATGGGTTTTTGATCTGGCTTTCCAGTTTCCAACATTACAGCATTTCCTCTACTTCCTTTTTTAACGGCGTTTGTGAACCCCCTAGTTCCTCTAGAACCCGCAAATGATTTAATATTTGCTTGTCCATCAAGTGATATAAGATGATTTCCCGATGCTCCAGAAAGTTCATTCATTTCATCTGAAGTAAAACCATTCTGAACAGCACCAACTAAAGTTATTCCAAGTTTTTTACCATTAGTTTTTTGAGTTGCAAAAATACCAGTCACTCTATTTAATAATTGCTTTTTGTCCCCACGACTTAATGAAGGATTTTTTAAAACAGCATTTTCTAACTGTTGTAGTTCGTCCACATTAAATACAGCTTGTGGTATTTGATAATCTTGTATTTGATTTATATGACCGACTTTATAATGAGATTTTAAAGCAGCTCTTTCACTGTATATTTCATTATATTTATTTACAAAATTGTCTATAAATCCTTTAATTGCTTTGCCCTGTTGTTCTGGATTTGATATTTTCATAATGTCATCTTTAGTAACTCCATTATGACCCATCAACCCTTTTTTATCCATTTCATTTACAATATTCGGATTATTTTTTGTCATATCGTTCCAAAATGCACCCGTTGGATCGAAATTATAAAATTTTACAACTCCACCATTTGCGCTGCCTAATGCTTGATTCATCATAGTTCCAAACATTAAACCTTTACCTGAACGCTGACCACCTTGAAGAAATACTAAATTTTCGCCTTCAGGAGAATCGGGTGGGTTAGTTAAATATTGTCCAGGAGCATATTCAAATTTGTATTCTATTCTCTTACCTTGCTTTGCTTGATTTGAATAATCTATTCCAATTTCATTTATAGACTCTGCTAATCCTTTTTCGGGAATTGGCTTAATACTCCAATCAACTCCACCGACTTTTTTAACTTTTAATTTTGATTTTTCACCCGGAGTTCCCTCTTCTATGGTAAAATATTCATCTGCAGCTTTGCCATAATTTGCGTCTAATTGTTTCTTTACTGAACTCATCGTTGCAAGATTAAATGGAAAACTTATTTCGCCATTTACATAATTTATTTTTGCATTTTTTGGAAGTTGTAATTTATTTATACGTAAAAATTTATCTACAACTTTTTGATTATTTGTTTTTACTTTATCTAGATCATAAGGTTTTCCAGTTGAATCACTATATCTAATCTTAATAAATGTATTTACATCTTCATCTTTTTGTTCGTTTGAAAGCTTTACGGGCTGTATAGCAAATTCCATTTGTCTTTTTTCATAAGGGGGCTGACCTTTGCTAAGCTTATCTTCAAATTCTTTACTTTTACGACTCATCTCTGCGGCCATTTGTTTTTCATTTTGTTCATTCATGGCATTTATTTTATTATTTTCTGCAGATTCTATTTCTCTTCTAAGCCCATTATATTCTTTATTCTCTGCGGGTTCTAGAGTTTCTCCTCTAGCCATCTTATCGTCGTAGTTTCTAACTTTATCGATTGTTTGCTCACGAGTTAATTGCGAAGAAGCTTGTCCTTGTTTTCTTTCTCCAGGAATTTTATATTTAAAACGATCGCCCAATTGACGTTTTAAATCTTGTGCCATCGCGCTTATTGCAGTATTTATAATTTGTTTTTTTTGCTCTTGACCGACGCCCATTGAGTCAACTTTTCGTTTCAACCCATAAAGATAGTCAATCGCACCGCTTACTAAATCTAAATCATCATAAATTTCTTGTTTTTCAGCACGAGATTGTCTAGGTTGTATTTTTTCTTTTTTTTGTGAAAGTTCTTTAATTTTTTCAGAAACTTTCTGTGCGACATCTTTAGTTTGATCTTGTACATCTTTTAATTTTTCTGTAGCGGGTTGCTTTTCTGTAGCTTGCTCTTCGACAAGTTGCTTTTCTTTTGTTTCTTTTTTTTCTTCGTCGCTGGAAACTAAACTCCCATCTGGCATTTTATACCAATATCTATGTTTTCCCGGACCAAAATAATTTTCTTCTTTTTTTACATATTTATGTTGTCTTGTTGAGGGCATACCTGTTGGAAACTTAATCGAAGGAAGTTTAGGTAAACCAAATCCTGCTTTTTCTATCGATAATATTTCATTAGATAAAGTTTTGATTAAATCCATTAAATACTCCTAGGGAAAACTTTAACTCTATTGGAGAGAGTTTGCTTAATTTCTTTATCCCACGAATCTAATAAACCAACAAAAGGTTTTGACATATAAGATTCTGAATATCCATCAAAAGATCTTGACTGGACCCCTCTTGTTATCCAGGCCCAATATGCATT